CTGAGTAGCGGTATAGCTTAGAATCGGTGGTAAGCATCACCACGCGACCCGTTGTGAGTCCCGTTGTGGGCAGTGTTCCCACCCTCTCTACTGGTCGCAGGTCATCACTGAAGATATTTTCAGGCAATGTCCCCGTTAGGTCGTTGGTGTTTACCAGTGCCGTGAATTCAGGAACAGAAGAGTCGTATCGGTAAATCTTGGGCGGGGAGTCTCCAGTGTTGAACACAAAGACCGGCCCCGTGTATCCCGTGGGAGAGGGCAGGCTAGTGACAACAGAGACAGGCTCAACGCCCGATGCAAACGAAGCCGCAGTGATGGAACCTGGGTCTACGCTAGAGGCCGTGAATATCTGATCAGACCACGCTGTACCCGTCCAGACATAAAGCTCGTTCTCTGGCAGCAGCAGCTTCACCTGACCCGTATGGTCGCCACTCGCTGGCAGGCTAGTAACAGGCTCAATGCCGAAGGCATCACCCTCTGAGAACTGGTCAAGGACTGACTGGGCCAAATCGTCTAGAGTTATCTTTTCTGTGGTCGCGTTGAATGACGCACTGAATGCTGAGGTGTTGCCAGATCGGTCTACACTTCTGAGCCAATAGTATCTTGTGACCTCGTTACCTAGACCCGTTACTGTGTGCTGGTCAGACTTGGTTCTCACAATCAGACTAGCGGTGTTCAGGTTATCAGTCGTGTTCTCGAAGATTTCCACATAGGCCAGATCTGAGTCTGTGGGCAGTTCAAAATCCAGTTTAATCTGCTGGATTCTGCCGTATGCCACGATGCTCCCTGGGACAGCCGGAGCCGTCTGGTCGCCTTGCAGGGTTATAGTCTGGCTGATGAATCCAGAGGTTGTGCCGGTGAAAGTGACCGCCCTCACCCTAAAGGTGAACTCTTCTAGCTCCTTCATGCCAGCAATCACAGTGCTGTTGCCGAAGACGTTGATGCTAGAAAAGTCTGCTCCAGCGCCAGATATTGGCTCATTCACCCCACCATAGTTAAGCTCGAGGGTGGTGGCATCAGCAACGGAGCCATAGTTGATGACCGCTGTGTAGGCGTCTGAGACTTGCCCGTAGTCAATCTCTCCAGAGGACGTTTGCTTGAACTCAACCTCGTAATAGCTGACATACTCAGCAGAGGTGGGAGGCGTCCACGATACTTGCACCGCCGGTAAAACAGACCCGTCATTGCCTAGTGTGGTGGTCTCTGTGAGAGTCAGACCCGTGGGCGCTCCCTGAGATGGGATGTCGTCCACAATCTCAGAATAGTTGGGATTATTCGGCCCGACGGTGGCCAAGATATTCGACGTATCGTTGTCTGGGTTTCGGTCTGAGCGAACGAAGGGGTCATCACTTCCGCCGCCATAAGCCAAAGCGCGCACCCAGTAGTATCTAGTGTCGCCTACTGCTATTGGGTCTGTGGCGTTGGATGCGTCATGGATAAACTGAGTGCCGCGAGTCTCACCAATGACTTGACTATTAGCCCACGAAGAATCCGCAGAAGCGTAGATGGCGATAGTCTCAAAGAGTTTCGGGTTTGCTGGGTTGGTCCAGTTGAGTTCGATGTTCTTCAGTCCTGCCGTAGCCGATAGGTTTTGCGGGTCAGGTACTCCACGGAATGCCTCAGTGATAACGCCGGAAGGAGAAATAGTGCTGTATTCATTTGCAGCAGGATCGGCATAGGACCCAGCGTCATCCTCCAAGAGCGTGAGGTTGACCACCCCATCCTGAGTATCAGAGAACGACCAACTAGCGCAACGGAACACCTTGTTGCTGTAGTTCAGTTCCGCGATGGTGACAGATACGCGATCACCTACATCAACACGAAGCCCAGATAGGTTTGCAGGGAAGTTTAAGATCTTTTGCTGGTCTGACATCTGGATCTGCTTGTGAGCGATCCTCTGCGCCATAAACGAACTATTGGTGAACGGTAGCTGTATATCCCTCGTTAGAATTTCATCGTTATCTCGGCTAACCGCTGCCGTAATAGATACTTCTGGAGCTTCAACTGATTTGTGGTTTTGGGAGGGGTCAATAAAAATCGAGCGGATTGTATTAAAACGCTCACCGCGTTCCACCGACGTCTTAACCGCAACTGCTCCTGCAAGCTGATCTTCCGTGAGGCTTTCCGTGGGGGCTTCATAGATTCCCGCCCTGATTGTGTAAATACCATTTGAATATACTAGGCTGCCGTTCATTGAAGACAGTAGCTTGTTTATGTTCGCTCGGTGAGAGTCTGTTGCGTAAAGTACGCCGTTTGCAGTGAATCGCTTTTGCGTTTGTGAGTCAGGAATAACGACCAAAACGTCACAAGCATCCGCCGCAGTTTCCACCGCATCCCAGTCAATCTTGCTAACTGGAATAGACATACCAAATTTGGTATCCGTCAGGTAATTAGCCACACAGAGAGCGGGATTGTCCGACCACTGCTGATAAGTTGCATTAGTAGGATTGGCCCCCGCACTTGTATCAAGTCTAGGGTCGTAAATGTCTTTTTTGCCTTTGACCAAGGCTTTGACGTTCTGAGGCTTTAACCTATCCCACACTTCTTGAGATGAGTCGGTGAGAGTCCACTTAGTTGAGATCGTGGAAATTCCACGAGTCCTATGTGCTGTGCTCCAGTTTAAGCCAACGAAAGGCTGGAGAAGGGTGTCATAGGTCTGGTCGCTCGCGCCTAGCCGTCGATTAATCTGAGTTATGGTGACTAATGGGTCATCAGATGTGGGGCCATAATCCCCGCCGGTCACGTTAAATCCTGAGATTTGCGCATCTGTTATCACTTTGCTATCAAAGTGAACGTCAGTTATATCTTCTACTTCGTGCCCGGTTAGAGCGATGGCGTGATATAGGTCTTTATTGCCAGTCCCGCTCAAGCCAACAAAGAAGATAGGCCCAGAAACCAATGCCTCCCCATAGACCATCTTTTGAGGTTCAATTGTTCCGCGAACTGTGTGCTGCCTGGTGCTATCAGTGTCGGACTGAGGCATGGAGATATCAGGCATCAAGCCTTTTATTGCGGCGTTTACCGCCGCACCGGCCGCAACAATAGTCGCTGTGCCAGCAGCCATGACCGCGAAAGTAGAAGCGGTTGCCGCCACACTCGCCCCAGCAACTGCACCAATGGTCGCTAAACCAACAGAGTAAACCTTAACCGCTGCTGTAACTAACGCTGCCGCTACTGGTGGCATTCTATACGCTCCATCCTGCTACTAGGTATCGGTCTGGAATCTGTGTCATGCCTTTTTCAGTCAGGCAGACCACCTTGTCTGATAGCTTTATCCCGCAAACCTGCCCAATTATCGGGATATCAACAATGCAGGGGTCACCGTCTTTTATGTCAGAACTGACATCACCTAAGATGCTGCCGATGAAATCAACTAACTCGCCCTCTCGACCTACAAGTAGCTCTGCCTGAGCCTCTGAGTCGTATTTGAACTGCTCCGCGTAGTCTTTTCCAGTTAACTCTTTGACGACAAACGCTGCAAATTGGCAGCAGTCGGCATCGCCATAGCTGAACTCTCGGCGCTTCCACTTGTTTAATGCAGTATGGACTCTCATCAAAATCTAAAGTTTTCGCCGAAATCGCTGGGGTCGATGTTGTTGGGGTCAAATCCACCCGTAAAGGTTCCCGGCCTTAATCTTCCAATCATCGCGTTAGATGCGGCATCTCCCCATCTCAGCTTCGCGCCTTCAATGTCAGCCATTAGGTCAAAGCCTAAATCGCCAGCAAAGTCATTCTGCAATTGGGCGCTGGTGTACTTCAGATTCGATGCTTTGTTGAATCTGGCAAGTTCTGATTCAGCGGTCAGAGAGATTACATCGCCACCGGCAGCTCCTACCGTGACAAGCATTTGGTCCATAGCGCCTTCCCAGATAATAGTGGGGTCAGCAATCAAATCGTCACTGGTATCTAAAACGCCAAGGTAAACCGTTACAGGCTGGAGGTAGTAGTCCTCAGTCAAAGCGGCGGCAGAGATGTCTGGGTCTAATCCGCTAAGGGAGAGAGTTATCTTGTAAGGGCTGACATCAGCGCCCTCTTCAATCTGACTAATCTCTCCAAGATCACCAGTACCTAGCCAGTCCTGACCACCCCAAGTATATGTGCCGATTGAGTTATGCAGGTACAAAGTCCCGCTAGGGAACTCCAACTTGGTGAATGTAACCAGCACGACATGCTGTGCAGATAGGGCATCAAGAACCGCAGATGGAAAGCCTCTACTCATGCGAGAACGTCCTCCACTGCTTCAATGTTGAACGTGGAGGTTATGTCCACTTGGGTATCCCATGACGCTGGGCCTGCCAGCATAAACACCCCTTTGACTGGCGATGTATAGGTGACAACCGTGTCATCGGGTGGGGTTTTGCGAATTGGCGGAGCGATGCTCAACGTGACATTGCCAGAAGCATCCGAGTCTGCCTGAGCAACCACCATGTGAAGCTCGTTGTTAAAGGAGATGTAGTCCCCTGGCTTCAGGTATCCAGC